TTCGCGAAACCCTTCGCATCAACAGCGATGAGGTCAAGCGTTACATCCGTGCCGTGATCACCGTTGCTGGTGGTTCTGGCGCTGGCGCTCTTAGCGTCGTCGCTCTCGGTTCTAAGAAGTACGGCTGATCATGGCAATCAATGATGTCGACGCATTTCTGCAAACCGACGAGTTCGGCACTGACTGTTCTATCGGTGCAACGTCTTTCGTCGGCATCCTTGATTCACCAGTCGTTGAGATCGCAGGTGGTGTTGCTTTGTCTCGGGAGTACGAGCTAATTGCAAAGACTTCTGACGTAAGCAGCGCCACTCGCGGCACCACTGTTGTTGTCAACTCTGAAAATTACACCTGCAGGGAAAACAGAGCCATGGATGACGGCCTGTTCTCTGTGTTGTTGTTGAGTAAGAACTGATGGCTGACACCAGACGAGAGCTAATCCTCGCTCGCATCAAAACGAATCTCAATGCTGCAACTGGCGCTACGGTCTATCGCAGCAGGACAGAACCTCTTGCCCGGGGCGAAGTGCCAGCAATCATTGTTGAGCCGGTGCAAGATCAGCCAAGCGATACCAACTTTTTCGACAAGCTTGATTGGACTCTGCGAGTCAGGATTACGACTCTGGTCAGAGCAAACTTGCCAGACGACGACTCCGATACTTACACGCAACAGGTCCACCAACTGTTGATGGCTGATCAAACGATCAATGGTTATGCGCTTGACCTGACTCCTGATCGCACTGACTTCAGTTTGTTCGAGGCTGATGTACCTCTTGGAGTCATAAGTCAAGACTTTTTAGTTCGCTATCGTTCCAGCAGAACTGATTTAACTTCCGCGTAATTATGGCTAAAATTAAGAAGCAAGTCCCCAATCCTGGTGCGGGTGGCAGCTATCTGTTTGACCCCGAAACAGGTGAACTTACACTGATCTCAGCACCCACCGCGCCTAAAGAAAATGGCACTGACTCGCAAGAAATTTCTCCTCGCAAAGATCGAGGCGACTGAAGGAACTGACGCCAGCCCTGTCGGCGGAAGTAATGCAATCCAGATCAGTAGTCTGGAAATTACGCCGATTGAAGCTGACAACGTTCAGGCCGGAGCTTTTCAAGGTTTTATTGGCAACAGCACCCGGGGAACCATTGTTGCCAACAAGCGAGTTAGCGTTTCTTTTGACGTTGAGTTAGCTGGTAGCGGTAGTGCAGGCACTGCCCCTGCTTATGACCCTCTGCTTAAAGCTTGTGGCCTGAGTGTCACCACTGTTGCGAACACCAGCAACACCTATGCCCCGGTAAGCAGCAGCTTCGACTCTGCAACCCTGTATTGCTTCTATGACGGCACTCGGCACGTCATTACTGGCGCTCGTGGCACGGTGACCTTTAACTACACAGCTGGTCAGTTTGCTGTGATGAGCTTCCAGTTCACCGGGGTCTACAACGATCCTGACAGCACTGCTTTGAGCGGTACTTTCACTGTTGCTAATCAGGCTGCAGCGCTTGAAGTCAACGACACCAACATGACTACGTCCACCTTCTTTGGTGAGACCTCACAGCGCATTGAGTCGTTCGACTTCGCTCTGAACAACAACCTGATCTACAAAGAGACTGCTTCAAGCAAGCAAGCTCTCATCGTTGATCGCGCTCCCGGCGGTACTGCTGTTATCGAGGCACCCGCACGTTCAACCACTGATTACTTCGAGGACACTCGCGGCACTGCTACTGCCAGCACCAGCCTTGTCCTTGGCGCAACTGCAGGCAACATCGTCACGTTGACCTTGGCGCAAACTGATGTCACCGGCATTAGCTATGGAGACACCAATGGGGTAATTTCCCTCTCCATGCCGTACCTTGCACTGCCAACTACAGCAGGCAACAATGAGCTGTCTTTGAAGTTCACCTGATTTATGTCTTTCGTCCTCAAGAAGGTCTCTTCTTACAAGTGGCCTGTCACTGTCGAGGTTCCCTGTGACGGTGGCAAGTTCAAGAAAGAGACCTTCACGGCAGTGTTCCGAAAGATGACTCGTTCAGCCTTCAACGATTTGGTCGATCAGGGCGATGAAGCCTTGGTTGATCAAATTATTGATGGTTGGGAAGGTATCAAGGACGAAGATGGCGATGAGGTGCCATTCACCGAGAGCAACAAGGTTGCCTTGTTCGATGATCCCTATGTGTTGCGTGCACTAATCAGTGCGTACACCGACAGCCTCACTGGGAACCCAGCAAAAAACTAGAGGCCGCGGCCGAATACTGGGCCAAAGGCGGCGTTGTTGATGAACGTGAGGATGACCTCAGGGCGCTAGGTGCGTCTGAAGAGCAGATTGCTGCTGCACGATTAGAAGCAGTACGCAAAGACTGTGAGGTCTACGAAGAGAACTGGGAGATTGTGATGATCTTCCTGAAGATGTCAACGCAATGGAATGTTGGCATGGCTGGGCCTACTGGCTTGCGATATGAATCCTTGCAGTGGTTGATTAAACTGTATGGAGTAGATGATCCTGTCGCCTGCTTTGAGGGCATACAGGTCATGGAAGCCAAGGCCCTTACCTGTCTGAGCAAGAAGTCATGAGCAAGGACCTGAACATCAAGATTGGCGTAAACCTCAAAGAGGTTGCCAAGTTAGACAATATCGCCGCGAAGTTTAAGGAGACGCAACGTGCAACGCGTCTTACAACTGGCGAGGCAAGAAAGTATCTTGACGCACTTAATCAGACGGCACGGGCAGAAGGCAAGTCGATTAACAACCTCAAAGAGCTTGCGCGTGGTTACAGGCAGCTTGCTCAGAACGTAGATCGAACAAGTAAGGAATACAGACAGGCAACACGAGAGGCTGCGAGATTTGAACGTCAAGCAAAATCAGCCGGTGGTCGTGGCGGCTTCCTAGGGCGATTTCGCGGCGGCCGTGGCGGCGTTGGTCTTGGTGCTGCTGCTGGTTTAGCGGCTCGATTTGCTCCGGCTGCTGCTGCAATTACAGGTGGTGGTGGTGCTCTTGGTGCGGCTTTTGGCCCTGTTGGTGCTGCTGTTGGTGCTGCAGCGGGCGCAGCGGTTTCAATTGGCGCTCCAGCCGCGGAATATGCAGCAGATCTGAAGCGATTAAGGATTGCACTTCAAGGCGTAACGACAAGCCAGGAAGAATTTAATGCTGGCCTCGAAATTATTAAGAAGGCCACCAAGGATTATGCAATCCCGCAAGAAGTTCTCACGAAGCAATTCACTAAATTGCAGGCATCCGTTCAGGGCGCTGGTGGTAATCTAGGTGACACAAAGATTGCATTTGACGGCATTGTCGCTGCCGTTCGTGCAACAGGCGGTTCTCTAACTGATGTTGATGCAGCGCTTACTGCTACTGCTCAGGTCTTCAGTAAAGGCAAGGTATCTGCTGAAGAACTGCGTCAGCAAATTGGTGAGCGTTTGCCAGGCGCTTTTACTTTGTTCGCCGACGCTATTGGCTTGACGCCTCAAGAACTTGATAAGGCTCTGGAAAAAGGCGAGGTCAGCCTTGAGGACTTCCAGCAGTTTGCAGAAAAACTCTTTGAGCGTTACGGAGAGACAGCAAAAACTATTTCCCGTGATCCTGCTGCTGCCGGTGATCGTCTGCGTACTGCCTTGCGTGATCTGCAGGAGGATGTTGGCAATTTGGTGCAACCCATTGGTGCTGCATTTCAGGACGTTTTCACAGGAATTGTTGAGGCGGTGAACGGCGCTATTGACGCTGTTCCAGAGTTTTTTGACTTCATGCGTGCCCGTGCGCAAGCTAATGCCGAGATTTTGACATTGCCAATGGGCAGAGGCACTGGTCGCGTTGAGCAAAGAGCAAAAACGGAACAACAGCGTGCAGCAAGAGTTGCCGAATTGATGGAGCAATTCAGGGCAGAGCGTGTTGGTAGCACCCAGGTCACGCAGCCCAAGGGTTTCAAGGGTGGCCTGCCCGGAGCTGGCGATCTTGAGGGTGGTGATGTCAAAAACATATTGCCTGAAGAGCTTAGACTGCGGCGTGAACTGATTTCACTTAAGCAACAAGGCAACCTGTT